GGCATCGCTTTGCTAGAGCAGTCAGCCACGATCATCGATCCGCCTGTGGGGTCTTGAGTCCACACGGTGTTACCCTTTGACCCAACGACGGAGGGGACAAACCATTGACCACCTGCCATCTGTTTAAACATGGTTAACCTCCAAGTAACGGAGACCCGCCTGTGCGTGCATCAATTGATTGGAGCAGTCTTCCTCATCGATAAAGGTGTAGGTCTCCTCGTACATCTGCTCCCACTCACCGTCGATGCATTCCCATATCTCCCACTGCCCAGTGCCATTGGAAAATTTGTGTAGTCTGATTTCGTATTCCATGTTGTACCCCTTATGCAACTAGTTTGATTTTGTTGAATGCGATAGCACCAAGGTCTTCCACCTTGCGAACGATCACCGAATTTTTGTAGATGTCTGTCACGTCAGACATGATGCCCACGCCTATCGTTGTGATGCCCAGTGACTCACCCGCTTTGACCTGATCACGCACGGCAGAGGGGTTGCCACGTCCATCGGTGATCACAAAGCAGATCTTGCGTTGTGCATCTGTACCGTGCAACAACTCATGGGCATAGCGCACCGCAAAAAAGTCATTAGTGCCACCGCCTGAGATCACGTTGGGCATGACAGCCAATGCCTTTTTGGCGGGTAGGTTGAATGGTTTCAGCACTGCTGTCTCGCATCCAAATGTCAGCACCGCTGTCTGCACCTGTGCAGAGTTAAGCGCATCGACCAGTGATGCACATGCGTTGAGACCCGCCTGTATGGGTGACAACTTGCGCTTGAAGTTGAACATCGAACCTGATACATCCAACACGATCACGACAGCGGAATCGATACCGTCAACGTCGAGTCTGCGTTTAAACAGACGTTCATTGCCCAATGGAATTGTGTGCAAGGTACGCACGTTGACCGACCCCGACTTGCGTCCGACTTGGTGATCGCTTGTGCCTGTGTTATCGAACAAGCGACGAACCTCAAAACGCAACTTGGCAGAGACGTTCACGTCAGCGTTCAACTCATAACTTTGATGTTGGCGGTGATGCGAATCAGTGAGACCGCTCGACTTGGAGTACGTACCGTCAGCACCCGCACCATCGGGGGCTTGGTTGGTAGGCTCGACCTCACGTGCGTAGGGGAGGTTGCCCTCGCTGTCAGTTGGGTTTTGAGCATCGCCCACAGGATCGTCCGAACCATCGGATGCACCCTCACCCTCACCCTCGCCCTGATCGGGGCTTGTAGACCCCTTCTCGCCATCGCTAGACCCCTTCTCTTGACCGTCAGCGGGTTGACCTTCTGTAGGTTGACCCTCGCCCTTGCCCTTGCCCTGACCGTCACCCTGTGGCTTAGGGTTAGGGTTGGGTTTAATGCTCTTCAATTGATCGGCAACCCACAGAGCGATAGCCAAGGTGTCTTCACTGGTTTTAGCGGTAGCAAGGCGGTCACGTGCCACGTCGAATATCGGGCGCAGACCGTTAGCCAATGGCACTTTGCGTGATGCGTGCTTGCGTGCATAGACAGCCAACACAAAGGGGTACTGCTCAGGGTTAGCCCAATCGACAGGCTGAGTGAAAGATTCAGCGACCATGCCATCGACCAGTGAGGAAAGGAGACCCTCAGCATTGCCGACCAACTTCTCGTCGATGCAACGGTGTTCGATCATTGCGTCTTCCAGTGCGTTGTGCAGTGAGCGGATGTAGTGAACCTCATTGCGTCCGACTTGGAAGTCGGTGTACTTGCGGTGCAAGAGTTCGTGCAAGATGAACCCGACATAACGCTCGAACACTGGGCGGGTGATCACTGCATTGTCACGCACGTTGTGCAAGACGATGTCACCGTAATTATTGATCTTGGCAGTGGGTGTGCATGCATCCCATGCCACGGTCACTGGGGCAAGGGCTAACTCCTTGCAGATTTTGTGGGTAGCCTGTTCGATGGCATTGCGAAACTCGACTCCGTTTAAACGTGCTTTCATGTTGTGTACTCCTTAGATGTTGTTGCTGATGAATGTCTCGTCGATGCATGCCACACGAATCGCTTCAAGTGCGGTAGCCGACTCTGAGGGTTGGCGGTTGGCGATAGTCGCATCCCACGCATCCTTCACAGGCAAGACCTTTAATGCTTTGATGAATGCCACGACAGAGCGGATGCTAGGTGCGTCCACTATGTCGGCACTCTGCACCTTCTGACGTGCCACACGCACCGACTTGAGTACGTGCTTGGCGAGATCCTTGGTGCATCCAGTGTGGCGGGTGACAGCGTCGATCTCAGCGTCAAGGGGTAGGTACTCCATGCGGATCACCTGAGCAAAGCGATCGATGAGGGCAGAGTTCATTACCTTTGTACCCGCATAGCGACCGCTCTCATCGCCCGAACCAAGGGTGTTATCAGCACCGAACACTAGCACCCCATTGGCACGCTTATGCACCTGACCGCCATAGGAGACAGCACTATTGGGTTCGAGGAAACCGTTCAAGATCGCAAGGATGGCGGGTTCGAGGTTCGTTGGCTCGTCCAAGAGGATCACGGTAGAGGGGTGCGTGTACCCCATGAGGAAGTCTTTCTTCTCAAACTTAGTACCGTTCACAGGGTCATAGCCTGTAGCACCGATGAAGTCTTCCACCTGAGTTTGCTTGGTGAAGTTTATGCGTTTAAACGCACGTCCTGTGTAGCCCGCAAAGTTGCGAGCGGACTCGCTCTTGCCTGTGCCTTTGTCACCGCCCATCCATAGGGGGGACTCAGTCACGTCAGCCAAGAGGAAGTGACGCAAGACCTTCTCAGTCCACACAAAGTAAGGATCGATGGCGGGGGCAGAGGGGTCATTCCAAATGCGAACCATCACAGGGTTGCCCTTGGGGTCTAGCACCTCGACACCGAACACGTCCTTAGCCGACTTGGTGTCAGTCACGTAGACCGATGCAATGTCAGCGACAGTGGCTTGTACACCCGCTGTCTCGACTGCCGTCTTGAACGGTGCGAATGCGTCAGCGACCACCTTGTTGACGGCACGTGTGATCGCATCATCATCGATGTTGACTGCCCCGATGGCGGTCTCTGCCTTGTCGAGTCGGTTTGCAACACCGCTTGCGAACTTGGCGGTTGAAACGATGGAGTCGCTGAGACCCTCTATTTTTTTGAGTAGATCAACTTGAACAGCGTTAGCCCTTTGCAGTGCGTCGAGGGCGGTTGTCTCTGCACGTGATGCGACAGCGGAGGTAGCGTCCAGTTGTGCGCCAAGGGCGGGGTCACCCGACGGAGGGGTTGGCTGATAGGGGGTTGACTTGCGGATCGCTTCGATACCCACGTCAGGTTGTGAGTGGTAGTTGTCGATTACGTAGTCGGTGAGGGTGTCGATCTCTTGGATCGGGGTAAGGTTCGTGCCGTGACCTAGCAGATTCAAAGCCCCCTTGCGAACGGCAGAGGGGATGCGTGAGATTTCGGTGCGAACTACGGTGCGTGTGGATGCGGACATTGTCATTACTCCTATGTGTTTAAACAGTAAAAAGATCGCCATCGACTGGGCATGTAGGCAGTCCATAGGACGCCCATTTCGAGGTCAGTCGCACGGTGTACCCGCAAGAGGGGCAGTAGGCTTTCAGCATGCGAGTGCCTTGTTTTTTCTTGTTGTTGAATGACAACTCAGCGTGGGGGTAGAGACCCAACGAGTCGATGATTTCACCGTATGCCTGTATGAAACCGTTGGCAGACTTGGTCGCACCCCATGCGTTGCGCTTGGCGGGGTTGACAGGCTCGAGCAACATTGCAGATGCTATTTTTTGGAAGTTGACACCGTGATTAAATGACCCCTTGGCGGTGTGGCACAACTCATGGATCACAACCTCGAATACTTTTTGGGGGTCAGCAATGACAGGGGAGATCAGGATCTCATAGGTTTTGTCAGCGGATGCGGAGTCGATCCAACATTCACCGATAGCACCTGACCGTCTAGCGTCAGAGGGGAAACCGCAAGTCAAGCGGATATTGGAGGGGAGTTTTGCACCCGCAACTTCAAAGGCGGGGCGTAGTTCGTTGTGGGCGGTAGTTAACCACTGCTCACGTGTGGGATGGATGCTAGGCAATGTCATAAAAATGATCTCCGATTAAGTAGCAAAATTACTACTGCAATGCCCCCAACAAGGGGCATCACGGTATTAACTTAACGTCATCTTGCGGTCACGTACCGCATCTAGTTCGCAATACAACTTGATCACGTAGCCATCGGTCATATCGTCACCGACAATGTCCAAGGTCTCGTTGATATCAGATATGGCATGCAAGCATTCCTCTAGTGAGTACTGCTTCACCTTGTTGGCAAAGGTCTTCATCATTTCGGTATAGGTCATGTTGTCGCATCCTTTTTTACTGTCTGGCGAAAGTGCCAAATTTGATTGTAATACTGTTTTGAAAATCTAGGGAATAGTTACCTGAGTAAAACGTAGGGTTATTAATTATGATGGGTTTAGGGGTTTTGGTCTGCTCTTATTAGTGGTAGCGTTGAGTAGTACTAAAGCAATCAAAAGACAGAATGAATACTATAGTTACACCGACCGATTTAAAGGCTCAGGAAGGGGTCTAAAGTGATTTAGGCGGGGTAGGTATAGGCAAGGAAAATTGAGGGGCTTCCTGACAATCTGTAAGCATTTCGTTTAACAAAGTTATCCACACTGATGTGGATAAGTCTGTTGACAAGTGAAGTTATGCACACCCCTGTGGATAAGTGATATAGTGCTGTGCATGCGAACAGTGTGTACAAAACACCAGTGTTGCAAATAAGTCACGTTGCAAGTTAACAACAGGGGGATCGATTATGGAAAAGACAACTAGAGAAGAGTACTTGAGGGCATTGGAGGAAAGCGACGATGCAGATCAAATTGATAAAGATGAAAACCCCGAACTAAGCGTAGCGGAACGGTTGGCGCATTCAGCAGATGCACCAAGAAGAAGAGTAGATGGGGCAGTAATAACAAGTGATAGATATAGACCACTAACAGCAAGTCAAACAGCATTTGTCTATGGCGTTGTACAGGGGAAGACACTAAAGCAAGCATATAAAGACGCATACCCAAACGACAACAGCACAGACCAAGGTATCAGCGCCAATGCCAACAGGCTGTTTAAACATCCCAAGGTGCAAGACATGTTGCAAGACGCATGGGGAGAGATCGCAGAGAACTTGGTGGAGGACATGACAGCGACGAAAAGATATGTAATGAAACAGTTGTTGGAACAGAGTAAGACCGCCAAGCAAGAAGGCTCAAAGATAAAGTGCCTAGAACTACTGGGCAAAGCATCGGGTCTGTTTACACAAGCAGAAGTGAAAGACGATAAGACCGTGAGTGCTGATCAACTCAAAGGCGAACTAGCAAAGTACCTACGCACGTTGAAGAGAACAACTGGCATCAGTGACGTGGAGAGCAGAGCAGTTTAAACGCTAGGGGTGCTTGCGTGTTTAAACGGTGTCGGCGTTCACCCACCGTCCCGCCACACCCCGCTGTGCATGAGCGACCACCCGCTTACGTATACGCTCTAATTCACACATACCCCCACCTGCTCTTTGCAATTAGAACGTTCTCATATCTCTAGCCCCACAGGAACACCCCCCCCATGCTTTTTAAATCCAAGACCCCGGGGGTATATATATTTTTGTTTAAACACTTGCGAACGTTCGTATATGCGTTTAAACTACCCCTATGACAAAGCGCAGTGAGTTAGTTCTGGACTTTATAAAGGCATACATGAAGATTCATGGGGTACCGCCGTCTTACGAAGTTATTGCCAAAGGGCTTGGCTTAAAAGCCAAGTCCAATATCCATAGGATTGTCCATAAGCTACAAGAAGAAGGCTTTGTTCAGATGAAGCCTTACAAGTTTCATTCGATTAGGCTTGTGGATAAGTCGGCTAAAGAGATGGCTTCCCTCTAATGCTTACATCCGTAGAGATTGAAGAATACCTACAGATAGCCGATTCGGTCTCTGAGAAAGACCGTAAGAAGATTATTCGATTACTAGAGGCAGACAGAGACAACCGATGTAGGGATTCCTTCATCGCCTTCGTGGAACACATGTGGCCTGTATTTATATCGGGTAAACACCACAAAATAATGGCAGATGCCTTTGAGAGAGTTGCCAAGGGTGAGTTAAAGAGATTAATCATCAACATGCCTCCAAGGCATACGAAGTCAGAGTTTGCGTCTTATCTGCTTCCGGCGTGGTTTCTGGGTAAGTTTCCACATAAGAAGATTATCCAGACCGCCCATACCGCCGAGTTAGCTGTCGGCTTTGGCCGTAAGGTTAGGAATCTAGTCTCCTCTGACGCATATGCACGTGTATTCACGACAGTTCTATCATCTGATTCAAAGGCGGCAGGACGTTGGAACACCGACGTAGGTGGAGATTACTTCGCTATCGGCGTAGGAGGTGCCGTTACAGGTAAGGGTGCTGATCTATTGATCATTGATGACCCGCATTCTGAGCAGGAAGCCAAGCAAGGTAACCCTGCTGTCTATGACAACGTCTATGAGTGGTATACATCTGGCCCGCGTCAGCGTTTACAGCCGGGCGGGGCCATCATTATTGTTATGACGCGCTGGTCTAAGCGAGATTTAACAGGGCAGATCCTAAAGAATTCATCCAAAGACGGCGTAGATGAGTGGGAAGTTATCGATTTCCCCGCCATTCTCCCGTCAGGAACACCCTTATGGCCTGCCTTCTGGAAAAAGGAAGAGTTAGAAGCCCTAAAAGCTGAACTTCCAGTCTCTAAATGGGAGGCACAGTACCAACAAAACCCCACATCCGAAGAAGGCGCGATCATTAAACGTGATCAGTGGAGGATTTGGGAGCAAGAAGATGCCCCGTCCTGTGAATACATCATCCAATCTTGGGATACAGCGTTCGAGAAACACAACCGCGCCGACTACTCAGCATGCACAACATGGGGAGTGTTTTATCACCCAGATAATGACGGCACATCCAAGCCAAACATCATCGTTTTAGACTCGTTTAAACAACGCATGGAGTTTCCAGAGTTAAAACAAAAGGCGATGGAGATGTGGAAGCAGTGGAACCCAGATACGCTTATTGTGGAGAAGAAGGCTGCTGGCGCTCCGCTTATCTATGAGCTTCGGAAAATAGGAATTCCGCTCTCGGAGTATACGCCGAGCAAAGGAAACGATAAGATAGCGCGTGTAAACGCAATTTCTGACCTATTTGCGTCGGGCATCGTATGGTGTCCTGAGACCCGCTGGGCTGATGAGTTAATTGAAGATTTAGCATCATTCCCCAACGGCGATCACGACGACCTTGTTGACTCGGCCTCTCAGGCATTACTGCGTTTCAGGCAAGGTGGATTCATAAGCATCGACTCAGATGAGCAAGATGAACCCATCTACCATAACCGCAAAGCGGTCTATTACTAAGGATAAACATGGCAACCAATTTAATGGATAAGGGTTTCTATCAAGCCCCTGTTGGTATTGAAGAAGAGGGCAGCGTCTTAGAAATCGATATTGAGAACCCAGACTCAGTAACCCTGAGCGACGGATCAATGGAGATCACTCTTGAGCCAGATGATGAATTGGATGATGAATTCAACGATAACCTCGCCGAAGAAATGGACGAAGGGCAGCTCAACGATCTCTCAGGGGAGTTGATTGAGTTAGTCGAGGCCGACATCATGTCCAGAAAAGAATGGGCAGATACATTCGTCAAGGGACTCGAAGTACTCGGCATGAAGTATGAAGAACGCACGGAGCCTTGGAATGGTGCGTGCGGAGTCTTTTCTACGATACTTACCGAAGCGGCAATTAGATTCCAAGCAGAATCAATCATGGAGACATTCCCTGCCGCCGGGCCAGTTAAGACTGAGATCATCGGCGCTATCGACAAGATGAAGGAAGATGCAGCCGAGCGTGTCAGAGATGACATGAACTACAAGCTGACCGAGGAAATGCCAGAGTACCGACCAGAGCATGAGCGTCTTCTCTATTCTCTTGGCCTCGCAGGCTCTGCCTTCAAGAAGGTTTACTACGACCCGTACTTAGAGCGACAAGTCTCTATCTTCGTTACCGCAGAAGATTTGATCGTGCCTTACGGTGCATCAAACCTCAACATGGCCGAGCGTGTTACCCATGTCATGCGTAAGACCAAGAATGAGATGCGGAAACTCCAAGTCTCTGGTTTCTACAGAGATATTGAATTGGGTGAGCCAGTCTTCATCCAAACAGACATTGAGAAACACAAAGCCGACCAACAAGGCTACAAAGTTAGCGATGATGACCGCTACCAAATCTTAGAAATCCACGCAGACCTAGACATTGAGGGCTACGAAGACAAGGATGAGGACGGCGAACCCACAGGAATTGCTTTGCCATACGTTGTCACCATCGAGCGTGGCACGGGTGAGGTTCTGGCTATACGCAGGAACTGGAACCCAGATGACAAGAAGCAGTTAAAGCGCCAGCATTTCGTGGATTACATCTACATCCCCGGATTTGGCTTCTACGGCATGGGTCTGATTCACATCATCGGCGGATATGCAAGGGCAGGCACATCCCTAATCCGCCAGTTGGTGGACGCAGGAACATTGTCTAATCTGCCCGGCGGTCTTAAATCCCGTGGCATGAGGATAAAAGGGGACGATACCCCCATCCAGCCGGGTGAGTTTAGGGACGTGGACGTTCCTTCTGGTGGTATCAAAGACAACGTAATGACGCTCCCGTATAAGGAGCCAAGCAATGTTTTGTTAACTCTGCTCGACAGAATAACAAACGAAGGACGCAGATTAGGCTCTATTTCGGACATGAATATCTCCGATATGAGCGCTAACGCCCCCGTGGGAACCACGTTGGCTCTCTTGGAACGCACGCTAAAGACGATGGGTGCGGTGCAGGCACGTGTCCATTATTCGATGAAACAAGAGTTCAAACTCTTAAAGAACATCATTCGGGACTACACCCCGAAAGAATATGACTACGAGCCACAAGATGGCGACCGTAAGGCCAAGCAAGGCGATTACGACATCGTCGAGGTCATTCCAGTCAGCGATCCCAATAGCTCCACGATGGCGCAACGGATCATGCAATATCAGGCAGTAATTCAGTTGGCAGCGCAAGCCCCACAGATTTATGACCTGCCCCAGTTGCACCGCCAAATGATTGAGGTTTTGGGCATTAAGAACGCAGACAAGTTGGTGCCGACAACAGATGATCAGACACCCCGTGATCCAGTCAGCGAGAACATGGCATTCCTCAACGGGAAACCTACCAGAGCGTTTATCTACCAAGATCACGAAGCCCACATCGCCTCGCATACCTCGTTTATGCAGGATCCAACAATCGCTGCCCAGATCGGCCAAAACCCTCTGGCGCAAAAGATTCAATCTTCTGTGATGGCGCATATCGCAGAGCATTTAGCGTTCCAATACCGTCGTCAGGTAGAAGAACAATTGGGAGTACCGTTGCCAGCGCCGGATTCGGAACTACCAGAAGACTTGGAAGTCGAGTTGTCCCGCCTCGTCGCAGAGGGTTCAGCACAGGTACTCCAAGCCAACAAGGCCAAAGCCTCCCAAAAGCAGGCAGAGCAAGCCGCCCAAGATCCCCTTGTGCAGATCCAGCAAGCAGAACTCCAAATCAAAGGACAAGAAGCCGCGACCAAAGCGAAAAAGGTCGATGCAGATATCCAAAAAGATATGGCCAACTTGCAGCTTCAGACACAGAAGGCACAAGACCAGAAAGAGATTGAACTAGCACGTATCCAAACGCAGGAGAAGCAAAACAATCAAAAAGTTCAGGTTGACCTGTTTAAAAAGGGTGTGAATGGAAGAACTTAAACTTTTAAATCATTTAATTTCACAGATACAGGAGCGGGAACGATCCCTGCTCCAGAGTCTTGGTGACGGCGCAGCAACGGACTACGCCGCCTACCGGGAGGTTTGCGGCAACATTAGAGGTCTGTTGTTCGCTCAAAGCCTAATCGCCGACCTTGCGCGTAATTTGGAGAAATTAAATAATGAGTGAACTTAATATGCCAGAGCTTCAAATAGCTCAGACGCTGAACCCGCAAGGGCCAGTATCAGTTCTCCCAGCAACGGCTGAGGAGAAGGCAAGACAAATACCAGACCCCGCAACGTACTACTTGTTGTGCGTCCTACCGGACATCGACGATGAGTATGAAAGCGGGCTGGTAAAAGCAAGCCAAACCATGCACTACGAAGAAGTACTGTCGCCAGTCCTTTTTGTCGTAAAAATGGGGCCAGATGCTTACAAAGACGAGAAGCGTTTTCCGTCTGGGCCTTCATGCAAAGTAGGAGATTTCATCCTTGTTCGCCCCAACACTGGGACGCGAATCAAGATTCATGGCAAAGAATTTAGGCTAATAAACGATGACAGCGTTGAAGGTGTCGTTCAGGATCCTAGAGGAATTACACGAGCATAAAGGAGTAAATCATGCCTGAATTTGAAAAAACCGAGTTTGAGTTCCCAGATGAAAAATCTGAAAACAAAGCTAAAGTAGAGATTTCGGAAGACTTTGACGACATTGAAATAGAGGTTGTTGACGATACTCCGGAAGAAGATCGTGGCCGAGCGCCTATGGAAACCCCGCCAGAGGATCCAACGGACGATGAATTAGCTTCTTATAAGCCCAAGGAACGTAACAAGATACGTGAGTTCCATAGGGCATATCACGACGAACGCAGAGCAAAAGAAGCTGCATCCAAGGAGAAAGAAGAAGCCCTTCTCTTTGCCAAGGCAGTCGTAGAGGAAAACAACAAACTCAAAGGCAGCGTTAATGAGAGCCACTCAGCCCTCTTAGAGCAAGCCAAGAAAACTGTTGCCACCGAACTACAAGAGGCTAAGAAAAAGTACAAGGAAGCATTTGAATCTGGCGACTCCGACGCAATGGTCGAAGCCCAAGATTTGATGACTTCAACCAAACTAAAGTCTGAACGTTTAAATAATTTTAAGCCAAAGCCTTTACAAGAAGACGAAAATCAGTTACAAACCAGTTTAAACGCGAAAACTGACTTTGTGGATCACAAAGCTGAGAATTGGAAACGTGCTAATTCTTGGTGGGGTCAGGATCGTGAGATGACTGGATTTGCTCTTGCACTGCATGAGAAATTGGTTGTCGAGGATGGCGTTAGCCCTCAAAGCGACGAATACTACCAACGCATAGACGGTAGGTTGCGCCAAGTGTTTCCAGAGAAGTTTGCATCTGAGAAACCCGCTGAAACGAGTCAGCGCCCTAAAGCAAATGTAGTTGCTTCTGCGACACGTAGCGTTTCAGCGAAGAAAATTACGTTGTCACCAAGAGAGGTAAACATCGCCAAGCGGCTTGGAGTTCCAATAGAACTTTATGCTCGTAAGGTTGCGGAATTAAGGAGAAACTAATGACAAATCAGAAACGTGAATCGAGAGAACTTGAGAGTCGGGCGGAAATGGAGAGACCCAAACGTTGGATGCCTCCATCATTGTTGCCAGATCCAGAACCAGAAAATGGCTATGCCTTTCGTTGGATTCGTCTCAGCACTCTAAATAACCCTGATCCAGTCAATATTTCTACGAAACTACGCGAGGGTTGGGAACCTGTAAAGGCGGTAGAACAGCCTAAATTACGTTTGATTAGTAACCCTAACGGTCGCTTTCCAGACGGAATTGAAGTGGGTGGTTTACTACTTTGCAAAACCCCGGTCGAGTTCACACAACAACGTGACGAGTATTACCAAGAACAGGCTAATGCTCAGATGTCGTCAGTGGACAACACCTACATGCGCGAGAGTGATCCTCGGATGCCTATGTTTAAAGAACGTAGCACCAAGGTAACTTTCGGAAAAGGTCTTTAATTTTTCTGGAGCTTAAAAACATGGCTTACCCCACTGTCTCGGCACCATATGGTCTAAAACCAATCAATTCTGTTGATGGAAAGCCATATGCAGGTGCATTTCGGCAGATTCCTGTAGCAGCCTCTTTTGGCACTGCTATCTTCTTTGGAGATACAGTTCAAATCGACGGCACAGGTTATCTGATTAAATCAACTTCTACTAACGCTGGCACTATTGTCGGTGTCTGTATGGGTGGTCAATATGTGAACTCTAGCGGTCAAACCGTTCAGGGCCAATATATTCCCGCATCTGTCAGCACATCTACAAACCCTGCTTATGCGTATGTTGTAGATGACCAACAAGCACTTTTCAAAGTAGCCGTTGTTACCTCTG